ATCAATTTATTATTTGGAACGCCACAAACTGCCATTTGTAACTGCTAAAGCGTTCAAGCGTGTTCAACCGTATCAGCCATGCTTTTATAGCAAAATCGAAGAACAGCCCGATGGAAAATGCTATCTTGAGAGTCCGGTAGAATATGGCGAGGGATTGCTACCAATTGATGGGGCAGGAATGGCGTGCTGTTTAATTCGTCGTGAAGTATTCGACAAGGTGCAGAAACCTTACTTTTTCCCTAGAGATGGATGGGGAGAGGATTTGTCATTTTGCTACAAACTCAAGCAAGCAGGAATTCAAATGTACGTTGATACAACGTTACAGTTTGGTCATTTGGCGCAGGTGCCAATTTTTGAAGAAGACTTCCGCGAGTATTACAATAAGCACAAACATGAACTAGGAACGCTATATGTAGAGGACAAGGGTGACGGACTATGATGAAGCGTATTCTTATAGGCGCACCAGTCAGACAAGATCACCTCACATTTTATAAATATCTCAAAGCGTTGAATCAACTGGATACCAAAGGGTGTCAGGTTGATTTTTTCTTTATTCTGCATAATTCACCGAGGTTAAAGCGGTTCCTCAAATCATCGCAGTATATCGAATTTACAAGCGAAAACGAGTATAGGCGCGATGATGAAACGCACCACTGGACAGGCGAAAATTTGAAAGATGTAACAAAGATGAAAAACGCATTGTTGCGGCACACGATGGAAAATCGATATGACTATTTTTTTCTAGTGGATTCTGATTTAATTCTACAGCCGCAGACCATTCAGCAACTTTTAAGCCATAAAAAAGAAATCGTTGCAGAAGTGTTTTGGACACAGTGGAAACCAGAATCAGACGAACAGCCAAACGCTTGGATGTTTGATTTTTATTCGTTCGCATATGATCGGCAGTATGAGCAATTTCGAAATCAGGGATTGCATCAAGTGGGAATGTCGGGGGCGTGCATTTTGATTAAGTCCGAAGTTATCCGCGCAGGTGTAAACTATTCGCCGATTTACAACGTTTCGCACAGTTTGTGGGAGGATCGGGCTTTTTGCATTCGGGCGGCGGTGCATGGGTACAAGATTTGGCTAGACACAACGTGCCCACCGGAACATTTATACAGACAAAAGCCAGTAGCACCTAGCAACAACAAAGCGAAGCAATCACATTTGAGGAAGTAGGCGAAAGGTCATGACAAGAAATAGTATTGAATCGAGATCATTCGCACGAAAGACGATTGAGTACGAACACGCTAGAATTCACGAGGGTTACGGATTTGATTGCGATATTGAATTTACTTTATCAACAACGGTTCCGAAGTATTATCATATTCGCACCGGAGCGGATGAGATCCATTTGAAAGATATCGTCATTACGACGAATAAGCCCGAAGTTAAACTGTATTTGTACACGAATCCGACGGTTGCGTTAAACGGAAGCCCGACACAAGAAACCATTTTCAATTCTGATGAAGACAGTTTGAACGCTTCTACAATGCGGATTTACAATAATAGTACAGTCACTTCGGACGGTACAAAGCGTAAAGTTTATTATTTGTCAGGATCAACCGGAATCGGTCATTCATCTGCCGGAGAAGCTTCAGCATTTGGTGCATGGGAAATCATTTTATTGCCGAATACAGACTATTTAATCAAGATCATTCGTATCGTGTCGGATGGCGACACAACTGGAGTATTTAAGTTGCGGTTTTATGAAGAAGACGAAACGCCAATTTAGGGGGTGAGTTTATGACGTTTTGGCGGTGGGAATCGGATCAAATCTACAGAAGTAAAACGCCGGATCAATCAATCACAATCAATGCGGCAGAGCCAACAAATGAGATTTTAGATTTGACGCTAACAAAAAATTACTTAAAAATTGACGTTAGCACTGATGATGATTTGATAAATTTAATCATCAAATCCGTTCGAAAGCAGATTGAGAACGAATTGGGCGGCGTGCTGATTGTTAAAAGATCGGTTATTCAAAAGCAAACAGGCGGAATTGAACAGATCGAATTGTTGCGTCAACCTGTAAATTCTATTACAAGTGTAACCTACTATGAATCTTTTGATTCTACAGGCGAAATTTTATCGGCAAGTGATTATAGAATTATTGGCAATAAATTGATCCATCGCGATGGATACTGGAAGCAGGGGCGGAACGGTGACGGATATGTCATTGTGTTCAATGCCGGAATCGTTGACGACACCGAAGGGACAGCAGAAGCGGCGACACCTTCAATCAGACAAGCCGCGTTACGATTGGTTGCGTATTTATATGAGAATCGCGAAGAATTCGCGACAACAATTGGCGAGGGTGGATTTTCGATTTCGTATAATACCATTGTAGGAAATGCTGAATTAAAAAGTTTGTTGGCACCTTACATGGTATCGAGGGCGGTGTTCTAATGTTGACACACCTTCGACAACGAATACAAATTCAAACACTGACAACAACTTCCGCAGGTGGTGGATGCTTCGAAGAAACTTGGACAACGACAGCCACACGTTGGGCGAATGTCCAGATTCAACGAGCCGCCGAAGAATTTAGTTATGGCAAGGATCAACAAGCGAATACCTACCGCATTATCATGCGTTCCGAAGCATTCACGAACAAAAATCGGTTCTTGTTCAATGGCTTAGTGCTGACGATCGAAAGCATTAGCGATCCGACAAGCGCAGGGCGGATGATGCAGGTTATTGCGAGGGGTGAAGTTGCATGAGCCTATATGCAGATTTGAGCGGTACGCGTCAATTAAAATATCAGATTCAACAAATTGCAAAAATGTTCCCTGATGAAGTTGACGCTATAGTCTTGGAGGTCGCGCTAGTCGACGTTGAAACATTCGCAAAAAAAGAAGCAGATATACCAGTTGATTCAGGTAGACTTCGCGCAAGTATTCATACAAAATTTGATAAAAAAGTAGATCCGCATATAAAAACTTCGAAGGCGCGTTTAAAGAGGAACGAAGCAAAATATGAGGGTGTTATGCCTGATTCTCAAAAAACGTATGAATACTATGTTCCGGCACAGTTTGACGAAGAAGGAAATCAAATCGAGCCTGCAAAAACTTATGACGGAACTTTGCAAACACCTACAACTTGGAATTCGGTAGTTGTGGGAACGAATGTAGAATATGCAAAGAAGATCAACCGAGAAGGCGGCGGTGGCCCAAATAGTCGAAGCAAAAAGCCAAAAGGAACTGGACAAGGCTTTTTCGATAAAGCGGTTATAAACGGTCGCCAAAAATTAATTCAACAAATGGGCAATCTAGTAAAAAATATGAATAAACTAGCACAGAAAGCAAAGCCGACAGGGGGCACGCCATAATGTCTGCCATGTGGGAATGCCAAACTGCACTTTACACAGCTTTATCTACAGATGCAACATTCATGACAAAAATAGGTTCGCGGCTATTTGATGAGCCGCCGACGAATCAAACCTTTCCTTATGTCACGCTTGGGAATATGATCGAAACGCGAAACAACAAATTACTTTCAAAAGGATTTGAAGTGTCAGCCAGAATCGATATATACACGAAATCCGGTCGCCTTGGTTACAAACCTGCGAAGGAGATACAGGTCGAAGTGGATCGAATTTTAAACTTAAAGCGTTTTAATTTATCCGGTTATAATATGGTACAATGCTATCTAGAAGCGACTTCAACAGAACGAGACGAGGACAAACGTATTGTGTCAAGTCGCTATACTATTTTAGTCGAAACAGTCGAATAATTTCGAGGTTTTAAGTATTAAAAAATAATAACTATTTGAACATTAGGAGGAATTAAAATGGCAGTTTTTGCACAAGGCGCAGTACTTAAATTGGGATCAACAACAATTTCGGAAGTAACTTCGATTTCATCGCCAAACCTCAGCGCTGACACAATCGACGTTACGACACATGGTTCAACTGGACGTTATCGCGAATTCATTCAAGGGTTGCGTGATGGCGGCGAAATTACGATTGAGGGAATGTACAACACAGCAAGCGCGGCTACAATCGTTACACAAATTAACACTTCATCGGCGGTTACAGCAACAGTAGATTTGCCAACAAGCCCAAGCGTAACACGTTTTACTGCTTCGGTAATTTGCACAGCGTTTAGCGCAGAGGCACCAGTAGATGGAGCAATTAGCTACTCCGCCACGTTCAAAGTTAGCGGTCAACCGACAATCGGCACAATTTAATTTAAGGGGTTAATACCATGCGAAAAAATATCGTGATTACGTTGGACAGGGAACGACAGTTGCGATTGGATTTGAATGCGATGGCAGAATTCGAGGACTTAACAGGCAAGTCCCTCTTCACCATAGGCGAAGCATTACAAGAAGCAAAACACCTTCGGGCGCTATTGTTCGTTGCGATGAAGTCAGCAAAAGAAGAAATTACGTTATCCGATGTCGGGAACATGATTGGCTTGCATAACTTCGGAGTCGTCAATGATGCAGTGACACAACTAATGCGCGTGAGTTACGGATCATCCGACGAAGAAGCTACCGAAGGAAAAAAGTAAAAGCGCCGGACTGGACGGAGTTGTGGGCAATCGGTGTTTACGATTTAAAACTAACTTCAGAACAGTTTTGGCGGCTAACCCTAAATGAATTCAATAAGTTGTGCGACAGGCACACGCAAGACAAAAGAGCGGAGTTGCTTAACTCCGCTCTTATTTGTAGCGTTATAGCAAATGTCCACCGGAAAAAAGGAAAGGCTTATTCGCCGGAGGATTTTATGCCGAAGGACAAGCCCAAGAAGAAAAAAGAAATGTCTATTGACGATATGGTGGAGGTGCTCAAGCAAATAACAATTTCACATGGGGGTGAAGTCAAGTGTTGAATGAATTGGTCGTGAGAATTGGTTCTGACATTCGAGGAGCTATTAACGGATTGTCAGAGGTTCAAAAGAAGTTAGAAGAAACAGGCACAGCGATGAGGGAATTTGGTCAAGATATTTTCGCTTACACCACCTTGCCAATGACATTGGCAGGCGCCGCGATGATAAAATTCGCAAGTAGCACGGAAGAAGCATTTGCAAAAAGCAAAATAACATTTGGCGATTCTGCGAAAACGGTAATTTCTTGGTCAGAAACTTCTATTAAGTCGATGGGGATGGCACAAGTCAGCGCCTTGAAGACAGCGGCAACATTCGGAGATATGGCGGTATCGCTAGGCATAACACGAACAGACGCGGCTAAAATGTCAATGACACTTGTCCAACTAGGCGCTGATATCGCCTCTTTCAAGGACGTTTCAATCGAGCAAGCGATGACAGCACTTACTGGAATTTTCACAGGTGAAACCGAAAGTCTCAAGCAGTTGGGTTATGTAATGCTCGAATCAACTTTGCAGGCATATGCTTTATCAAAAGGGATTGAGAAAAAAGTTGAAAAAATGACTGAAGCAGAAAAAGTTGCTTTGCGTTATCGGTTTATCTTAGAAAAGACGAGAGATGCGCAAGGCGACTTTGGAAGAAATTCAGAAAATGCCGCAGGACAAATGCGACAGTTTCAAGAAAACTTAAAAGAGTTGGCGGCAAAATTTGGTCAGGAGATATTGCCAGCTTTTACTTCATTGCTTAGTAAAATTAATGAATTCTTGAAAATGTTATCCGGAGCACCGAAAGAGGTTAAACAACTAATATTAGTTGTTGGTGGATTGACTGCAGTTATTGCGCCGCTTTCTATTGCACTTGGAGTTGTCCTCACTTATATCGCACCAGTTGTCATTGCTATGAAATCTCTAATTGCGCGAGTAACTATAGCCGCCGCAGAATTCCGGTTGCTTACAGGAGCCGCAGGGGCATTCGGAGTCGGTGTTTGGGCAGTTTACGAATGGACAAAAGCGATTAAGGCTTTAATTTACGAGTGGGATCGATTCGGTGCATTTTTTAAAAATACATTGAGTCAGATCGTAAATTACACCAGAGAATCGTTGGCGGAAGTCTCCGCGATTGTCGGAAAAGTTATTGGTAAAGACTTAAAAGAAGTTGACGGATGGTTAGCACAACAAAAGGCAATTATAGAAACAAATCGACTACAAAGTGAATACCGCTATCAAACTGCACTTGTTACCGCAGATATAAAGCGACTGGTTGACGCTCAAAATAAGGAAGCCGGAAAAACTGACTACATGACTTCGCAGGCTATTATTCGAAACGAAGTTACTGAGCAATCTTTAAAACTTAACGCAGAACTTATTGCCAAAGCAAAAGAATTGAAGGCGGCAAATGACGAGTTACGCAAATCTCAAATGGAATCCGTCACCAAACTAGGTACAGCTCTTGAAACATCATTGAAAAAAATGTATTTGAACATGGAAAAAATGGATATCGATCGAGTTGAAAAATATAAAAAACTCGATATCCAAAGAGCAAAAGACGATAATTTACGTTTAGAAAATGAATTTAAAGAAAAAATGCGAATCACAAAACAACACTTTGACAAAATAGACGAAGATCAAAAAAACAGACGAATTCAAGAACTTGCTGGAATTGATAGCGTCTTAGGTGCTGAAATTAAAGCGCAACAAGAAAAAATAAAAGCAATCGAAGCGGCTACAGAGGCAGAAGATTTAGCGGCGGCAGATGCTCAACGGTTATCTGATATCGCACTAAAAAAAGACTTATTGCAAAATGCTGATGCTAATAAATTGAAAGCAATTGAGGCGGCGCGTTCAGCAATCAACCTTGAGAAAATAGAACTAGAAGCAGATAAAAAAGAACAAAGTGATAAAGAAGAAGCAAACAGGATTCGATTGATTCAAGAAGCGCAGGCAAATAGAGAACTCGAAAAAGCGCGGATGATTCACAACTACAATCAGAAGTTGCAAGCGGCAGACGGTCAGCAAGAAGCCAATAAAGTGGTCGCCGATTTTGAATATCAACGCTTGCAAGATCAAATCGATTTTGAAAATAAAATCGCGAAAATCAACGAAAACAGCAAATTGAAACAGCTTGACATTGACGCGAGTTATGCTGAGCGAGTCAAAGAACTTGACGAGAAATTAGCTAAAGAGCAAATTCAAATTGGAGAATCATTCGCCAAGCAAAATGAACAAACAAATAAAGAACTAACCAAAGAAGAAGCAGAACACGCGAGAAATCTTTTATTGCGTCAACGCAAAGCCGATATCGCGGCGGCACAGCAGGAAATTGATCGCGTTGCAGATTTGGCAAAATTGGCAAGAGAAAACGTTGAAAATCAAAATGCCGCGAAAGAGAAACAGAATGAAGACGAAAGAAAAGAACAAATAGCCGCGCTAGAAGATGAAAAAAAGACAAACGATGAAGCCTATACAAAATATTTAAGTGACTTAGAAATTTTCCATAATAACAAAATAGAAAAATACAGAAATCACTATAAAGCGTTAAACGAAGAAGAAGCAATACAAGAAACCGTTCGCCGCGGCTTAATCGAGAAAGACCAAAATTCGATTATTGAGTTATTGAAAACATTCGATCCGAAATGGCAAGATGCTGGACGATCATATGGTGAGCAGTTAATCGAGGGGCTTAACTCTAAAAAGCAATCCATTCAATCCGCAGTGAATTCCATTTTGTCCATGATTCCTTCAAACCTGACGGTGCCTACAGCGCCAAATGCAAAAACACCGAAGACGCCAACGCCTAGCACTTTTGCCGAGATGGTTAGTGGAATCAAGAATGAGTATCAGCCAGTTTTTAACCTGTATGCGAATGATCGGGTTCTTGCATCAAGCGCCGGAAATGGAATGAATGACATATTACGAAGCAAGGTCAACACAAACCGATAGGGGGAATTTACGATGACAGAGCCAAACAAAAATCCAAATTTAGGTGTATCGAATTTAGATATCATTTATGCAATCGAAAACATTTCGTTATCTAGCAACACCGCCGGAAGCGATGGACAAACAGCCTCAACATTTACAGCAATTGCACAAACCGGATTCAACGGATCGACAATTGATCGTGTGCGAGTGGCGAATACATTCAAATATATCGAGTATTTGGCACTTGCAAACAATGGAACGACGACCATCTGGACACCGACAAGCGGCAAAAAAGTGCGGTTGATGGGGCTTCACTTTTCAGCATCGGCGGCGGCAAAGGTGCACATTAAAGACGGTTCAGGCGGAACAATTATTGCAACGTTGAGACTTAATGCGGCAGGGACTTATCATTTGGAACTTGGTAACGGTCGATTGTCGGCATCAGCAAATAATATTGTCGAGATTCAAAATGTGACCGGATCAGCAATTGACGTATGGGTTACAGTTTACGGGACGGAGGAATAAGAACATGGGTAAAATTACTGCAATCGTAAACGTCGGCAATAACAAAGTAGAGGTGCAATATTGGGCGGAACTTCAAGAGCAATGGGGTGCTGATGGCTTAAAAGACTTTTTATTTGCCGAAGCATTGAAAGCATTGGGGCGCTTGGATGATGCAATTGTTTACTTGAGTGGCAAGGCATCCGGCAATTTGACACAAAATTCAAGCGGCGGTTATATTGATACGCGGAATTGGCAACAGAACTGGATTGACTCATACAGAAATTAGGTGATTCGATTGTCACTCTTTAAGATTTTAACCTATCGCACATTTGAGCCAACAGAAATAAGTGGCTTGCAAGTTTGGCTAGACAATGAAACGCTAGGTGCTGATGGTTCCGCCATTAGCACTTGGTCGGATTCATCCGGAAACGCCAACGACTTCACGCAAGCAGATGCGACGTTGCGACCAGTTGTTTTCATGGACGGATCGCGCAAAACGATGCGAATCAATAACAATTCTTTTCTGGCAGGGCTTAGCGCCTTGGATATATTAAAAACCACAACAGGCGGCACAATTTACACTGTATATAAGCCGGATGACAACTTGAATCCAGTCGTATCTATTTCAGATGGACTGAACAGTTACAATTTGTCGAGACTGACGCAGAACAATTCCGGCGGCTATTTTGGTGCGATGAAGCCACTTGACGCAGGCGCTTCACAAGTTGCCAATTCATCGCGGTCTGTTGATACAGCGAACTATATTATTCATGGTGTATCAGGCGACTTCACGAACAAGAATATATATCAATATCTTAATGGCACACTTGACGGTAGCAATCTTGTTGGCGGCGGTAGCAACTCAAGCAACACGAATTCAGCAGGTGTATTCATTGGTGCGACTTTACAAGTACCGCATGGCGCAATGGTTCCTTCTGCTTCGATTTATCCACGCGCGCCAATTTACGCGAGCATTAAATATGCCGAGGTACTCATATTTAATCGCGTTTTATCGGCACTCGAAAAGTACAACGTTGAAAACTATTTAAGTATTAAGCATGGGATTGCACTGGAATAGGAGGTGTAACGGTGGCAATATATATTCCGGTAGATTTGACGAACTATTATAGACCGCAGACCTTAGAAATTGAAGACGAAATCAACGCAAGGAGCACTGCGAGATTTGGTCTAGTCGATGCAACAGGCGCACTCGAAATAACGGACGGTTCGCCAATCGAAATTTACGACTATAGCGGCAATTTGATTTTTGGCGGTTTCGTGATGTATCCCAATCGAATAAACCCGATGCAAACAAATGCGATTTTTTACGATGTAGAGGCGGTAGATCAACACCAAATCGCAGACCGCTATCTAGTCGCCGAAGCGTACACGAGCCAGACCTGCGGATATATCGTCAATGATTTACTGACAAAGTATTTAGCGGCAGATGGGATAACAGCCGGAACGATTCAGGCAGGTATCGTTATGGACGTTGCCAAGTTCCCACGCGTTGGAACAGTCACAGAAACGATAGACCAACTAGCAGAGATTTGCGGATTCATTTGGTATATAGACTATGACAAAACTCTACACTTCAAAGAGCGAACAACGGAAACCGCAGGTTATAACCTTGTAGACAATTCGCCTATTTTGAATATTAACATTCGACAGAATCGAAGCCAGTACCGGAATAGACAATACATTCGCGGCGGTCAAACGCCAACGGATAACCAGATTGTAAACGAATCACCGACACCAAAGCCGGACGGAGTAGCGCGTACATTTGTCACACGTTATCCGATTGCACAAGCGCCTACAATTACGGTTAACGGTTCGCCAGTACCGAGCAATCAAATTGGCGTGAACGGTATTGACGGTCAGAGTGTACCGCTACAATGGTATTGGAGTTATGGAAGTAACACGATCACGCAGGACTTAAACCAAACGGTGCTAGGGACTTCGGATACGATTACGATTTCATATATTGGTTTGATTCCTTTGCTTGTCGTGGTGGAAGATGCCGCCGCGATTGCAAGTCGAGCGCTAATAGAAAATGTATCCGGTGTATATGAAGCGCTTGAAACGTTGCCTAACTTGAACGACAAGAATCAAGCAATCAATATTGCGAACGGTCGACTAGCGAAATATACCAAGATATTTAATGAATTGACTTATCAGACGTTCACCAACGGATTAAGCGCCGGACAGCTTCAAACGGTAACGTTAAGCAAATACAATATCACAGCAGGCGAATTCTTGATTGATCGTTTGACGATCCGAGATTTAGACGATAACGGAACATTTGTCTATGACGTTCACGCGGTCGACGGTCAGCCATTGGGCGGTTGGACAAACTTCTTTAAACAGCTTATCGACAGACCAAACTCCAATGTTATCGATTCGGATGAGAAGCTAATTGTTTTGAAGTCGATCAGCGAAGCAGAGGACTGGACAGAATCACAATCTTATACGGTTTTCGCTTGTCCTATAGTAGCTGATACATTGTATCCGGCAGACACAACATATCCATGCTAGGAGGTGCTAAAAATGAACGAAGGTGCAGGGTGGCAAGGTCAATTCGACATATTCATAAAGTCGCATAGTGGCGAATGGGAGCATGAGCGCACAATAAAAAATACCGTTATGGATAGCGGCTTGAATCTGCTTCGTGAAGCGTTGCGCGGAACGGTTACGGATGCCGAAATAAAATACATCGCGGTAGGCACTTCATCGGCTTCGGTGCTGACTACAAACACGCAACTAGGCGCAGAAGTATTCCGCAAGGCGGTATTTAGCAAGTCCATTGTAGGCACCGGAGCAGTGCAGACCATCGCCATTTTGGACGATGCAGAAGCGGTTGTAAATATCCAAGAAATTGGCGTGTTTGCCGGATCGACAGCAAGCGTTACAGCGAACAGTGGTATAATGATTTCGAGAATCCTGTACAGCCGAAATAAAACTAATTTGGAATCGGTTCAGATTCAACGTACCGATACAATCGCAAGGGGTTGATTGAATGCCTGTATATAGTAAAACAACGTGGGTTGATGGCACTACACCTGCCATAAGCGCCGCAAATCTTAATAAATTAGAACAAGGTGTTTTCGATTCACTTCGACAAGATGGTAGCACCACGATGAGTGCCCAACTTGTTACCATTGCCGGAACAGTAGGAACACCTGCAATTGCACCGACAGGCGACAGCAACACAGGTATATTCTTCCCTGCCGCCGACACCATCGCGTTCGGCGAGGGTGGAACGGAAGTAATGCGGATAAATTCAAGCGGGTTTGTTGGTATCAACAATCAAACACCTACCGCTAACTTATCAGTAAAAGCGTCATCGGATCAAATCGCGGCGCAATTTATTGCCTATGACGGTTCCACTGGTTCTGCTTTACAGTTTCGAAACAATACTAACGCTTCCGAAACGGCTTTAATTTGGGCACATAATACGGACGGTTTAATTCTTAAATCAGCAAGTGGAGCTGTTAGACTTCGAACCGGATCGACTGATGGGTTAGTTATGAACTCTAGCGGAAATGTCGGAATCGGCACAGCTTCGCCAACTTCAAAATTGCATATATCATCGGCGACAGGATCATATGGAAATAGTATTCAAATTACAAATACGAGCACTGCATCCAGTTTCCAATCGGTTATGGCTTTTTACACAGACAATTCTACAAGCAATCAATTTTTAATCGGTAAAAATAATGTAGCAGATGGCGCATCAACTTTTTTAAGTAATCAAGCAAATTCGTCTATGATTTTTGAGACAAATGGAACATCTAGACTTTTAATAGAAAATGGTGGAAGAACAAGACCTGCCGCGAATAACACATACGAACTTGGTTCATCATCGTTTAGATGGAGCACGATTTACGCACAAAACGCACTCAACACTTCGGACGCACGATTGAAAACAGATATCGCAGAATCATCACTAGGTTTAGACTTTATCGCCGCGTTAAATCCTGTTCAATTTCGCTACATTGAGGGCGGAAACACCGTTGAGCGCGTGCAAACAGGGACAGAAACCGTAGAAATTTCACCTTCCATCCCTGCACAGCCGGAAGTACCGGAGATTGTAGACGAGGAAGGAAACGTTATACAGGAATACGTTGCGGCAGTAGACGAGATTCCGGCAGTAACAGAAGAACGTCCGACTTATGAAGAAGTCATTACACCTCGCGAGGGCATAAGAACTCATTTCGGACTATTAGCGCAGGAAGTTAAAGCGGCTTTGCCGGATGATTTAGACTTTGCAGGGTGGGCGTTGGCAGACAAGGATGATCATGAATCAACACAGTTTCTTGGATATGCAGAATTGATTGCGCCGATGATTAAGGCAATTCAAGAGTTAAAGGCAAAAGTAGAAGCGCTTGAAGCGCAAATAGTAAAATGATTTGCGCGGCACTCGTCGCGGTTGGGTTGGCTTTCTTAGTTTGGTGGATTTTTTCGGAGGTGTAGAAAATGCCGCAGTATGTTAAAACAACATGGGTTAACGGATCAGCGCCAGCGCTTGGTGCTACCAATATGAATAAAATCGAATCCGGTATCTTTGACGCGATCCGACAAGATGGAAGTACAACTATGTCTGCACAATTGGCAGTAATTCAGGGGAGTGCTACCACTCCCTCGATTGCCTATTTCAGCGACACCAACACCGGAATTTACTTTGCCGCCGCCGATAAACTAGCAATAACCGAAGGTGGACGTGGCTTGACGTTTGATGAGTTTAAGATGACGCTACAAATGGGAGGTATGCTTTAATGGCACGATATGCAAAACGATTAGCGCAGACCGCATTGAGCGCAACAGTTGCCGCAGTATATACTGCACCTGCAAGTACAACAGCGCAGATAACAGAAGTGTATTTCGCAAACACCGGAACAGCAAGCCGGACGCTGACGCTATACGTTAACGGAACAGCGACAACGAATACTATTGTCGTGGGATTGGCAGTCGCAGGAACAGCTACACAAATTTTAAGCGAATCAAAAATCGTTATTCCACCTAGCACCATTTTTGCGGCAAAACAAGACACCGGAACAGATATCATTTGTACAGTTTTTGGAATTGAGGAGGTGTAGGTCATGCCTTTTCAATCGATACCGTCTTTTCAAATCAATCCACAAAGAGCAAAGTTAGCAAAATAT